TTTTTCTTTACTGCTTTAAATGCAATAAGACCAGTAACCATTTCGCTAGCACTAGCACCTAACGCCCTTAAGACATCAGCTGGTGAATTTACACCAGATAGCTTACCACCCTTCTTTCCTTTTCCTGCTAATGCAAAAGAGCTCTTCCCAGTATTAAGTTCAATTTGTTTAAGGTATTCAGTTTGGACCCGCAGTTCGTAATAGATAGCATCCTCTAAACTCTTAGCTCCACCACTACCTGTTGCCATAGCAACAAAAGCGTCTAACTTTTCATTAGTCGCTTCTGCCGCCGCTGCAATTTTAGATAGCGGATCCATTAAGTCTTTAAGTGTAACAGCTGCCATTACATTATATATTTAGAACTTCGGCATGCTTATACTAGGCATAGATGGCATTTTGTAACTACTCATCTGTTTTTGTGCCGACTTCTGTATTGAACCAGGATTATATTTATCTTCATATGAAGAACTTGCCTTCTTCTCTTCGTCGTTACGCTCTTTCATGATATCATTGTATATCTCAAGAGTATACTCGTATTCATAGAAAGGGAGCATATCCAGCTCAGTTGGCTGGATATGCAATTTCTCCATAAGTAAAACCCTAATCTTAAAGAAGTTCAGAAGAGATATCTGAAATAATGAAAAGAGCCTTGATCCCGCCGGGAAAGGAAAGCGGAACTGTGACCTCCGCACCACAGCTTTGACATGGAAAAGCAAATTCAGGTTTAACTCCCAATTTTAGTTTTTCAATAAGTCTATAGATAATTGAATATTTGTTAGAATCCCATCCTTGTAATGAAGATGTCAGAGAAAAAATTTCATTATCATTAAACCCTCTCCATTCTCTTTGAATGTAAGGAATAATACTAAGAGTTGATCTATCCCAAGGTTTATTTTCTTCTTCTCTTTTTCTAACCCAATCAGTTACCGCTCTCATAACTCCGATTGTTGGTGGTGCTAATGTAATTTCACCATGATTCTTGGTAGTAACATTATAACATTTATTTACCGGATCGTAATACTTTTCAAGAAGATCATCTACAACTTGAAATTGAAGATTATCGGTTTTAAGTTCCATGCTATCTTGAGACTTACAAGCAGCAGATGTACATTTCTTTTTACCTACTGGCATCATAAGTTTATTTTCGCCTTGCTTAAATGTAAGTTCTCTAATCGATAAAAGAACAAAAATACGGTCCTCCTCTAATATATCTCTGTATGAACCTCTTTGATTACCATACATAATCTTAGTACAATTAACGATCATTGAATTAAGCTTTTCATCTACATCTCTAATGTTTTCTTCTTCCATTGTGGAGAAATCACGAATCTCACCAACTCGAGCGGCTCTCATATGAATTTCAAAATCATCCCTGTAGAACCTACCGCGTGAAGGTAATCTTGTTAAGTCTAACTTAACATATCCTGATAATTCTTGAATTCTTTTAATTTCTGGATCATCTGGTGAAGTAATACCTCTACCTCTTGAAGGATCAACCTTGCCTAAGGATGAAACAGTTCCATCTTCATTTTTCTCTGTGATTTCATTTGACTCAACGGCCTGTGCATTCTGAATGCCTTCTGCTGCTTCAAATTCTTTTTTAATATCTTCCTCGTGGTTACTCATATTTACTTAATTTTTGTTAATTGTTTTTCTGGTGAAGTTTCTTCTACGATATGTTTAACTATAAGGTTTCTTACATAACGTGAAACTGGAAGTGGCTTAATACCATTTTCCATTGATTTTTGTATAATAATTGAATTTAGATTGTCTTCATCCTCTGGTGTTAAAAGAACTTGTAATTTTTTCGTTAGTCTTTTCTTTTGAGGAATCATTTCTTGGACACTTTCATTATATCCATATTTAGGATTATCAGCTTTATATTTTTTAATCCAATACTCCACTCTATCCATTACCTTGCCTAGAGACTCCTCGTTATCAAATTGTTCTAGTATATCTCGGGTAAATGCTTTTGTACCAAAATCTTTAACGGCTCTTTTGATATATTTTCCCGTTCCTAAGTTATTTGGGTTATCATTTACAGAGTGACCAATGTAAATTTTACCGTTGTTAACATTTTCAACTTTAAATATAATCATAATTATGTATTATATATTCTATATTTTGTATTATATATTAGTGCAATGACAAAAAAACTGGCCCTAAGGCCAGATTTAGTATGCAAAATATACATGATTAATTTACAATTTAGTTAAGTTACTCTTCTATTCTATAAGTATTTCTTCTCCTGTTTTAGGAACTCCTGTTAGTATTTTAGGAACATTGTCCTTAATTTCAATTTTGGAAAGTTTTAACTGATGATAATCACTAATGATTTTTATTTCATTTGTACTAAAAGAATCTTTAACCCAGCCAATAACATCTTCTAGCTCAAGTTCATCATAAGGAATGAATCCTGTAACATTTACAGAATCAGGTTCTTCTGTAAATTTAATAGTTCCTACTTCTGATTGTTTTAATCTTGTATTTGTATCGGAGTCAATTATTGAAAATTCAATTTTATAATCTACGTCAGTTACAAATCCAGTTTGTGCATTTCTTATAGTGTTTCGTATTCTCCAATTAGTATCCATAATTAATTTTTATCTTATTAATGAAACTACATAAGCTCCTGCGTATACTGTTAAACCACCTGCAACAAAACCAGAAACAAACATAAAAGTTGGAGTCTGATACCATTTTTGTTTTATTGTAGGTAATTCAATAAATCTATCCGCAAGTCTCCTATACATATCAATTTCAGTATCTTTAAGACTAATTATTGATTCATTCTTTTTGTTTATATCTTCAAGCTTTACAACTTGTAAATTTAAGTTTGTAACCTGAGCCTTTAAATTATTTATCTGTAATGTTTTTGTACTGTCGGATTGTTCAAGAGCTCTCATTTTCTCTGCTGTCTCTATTACCGTTTCAATAGAAAGTTTAATAGAATCTCTATCTGTTTGAGCATTACCTATAGTTACAAACGACAAAAATAAAATTAAAGTTTTTAAACTTTTCATTATTTAACCACTTATAATTTTAAGAGCTTCTTCAAGTGTCATACCTTCTTGTTCAGGATGTTCATCTTTAACCTTTTCAAGCCCCTCTTCTAAAGAATCTAACTTTAATTTAAGATCTTTTATTTCATCAAGTGTTATAATCTTATCACTCTCAATTTCTTGAATTTGTTTTCCGATAACTGAACTTGAATCTATTGCATTCTCTGTGGCTTTCTTAAGATCTTTAAAATCATATTTCTTATTAAGAAGTTGATAAGTTACAAAAGCGGTAATAAGTACCGCTCCTGTAATCATCAAGACATATTGCCAAAGTTTATTATTATTACCACCTGGCTCTATTATAGATAACATAATTAAGCTCCTACATTTTCCTCAACCCAGTGATCACAACGGTAAGTCATTGTTAGCTCAGCTGCATCAGGAGTTTCGTAATTTAGCTCATCTACAAAATCAGGTTGACCAGTTGGGAATACATCTTTAAGAGTAATCTTTCTGAAGATATCGCCTGCTCTATTATATTGTACAACGATCATACTCCCGACGTAGTCTTTCTTTAATCCCATTTCTCCAGTCAGTGGATCATAGATTAATTTATACCAATTGCGGAAGGTATTGTAAATATAGTTTTCATTTGCTTCATTCAAGTTAAGAGTAAAGTTTAACGTTAAGTCGGCAAAAGTTTGTCCTGGCATACCTGCAAATGAACGGTCAGCAAATTTATATTTCTGCCCGATTGCATCTACAGAAGGGTTAAGGTTGTTTAAACCTCCAATAGTCTTAACGTGCTCTAAGATCAAACCTGTATCATCGCCCAGTGGACTAAAAACAGTAACCTCAAACAAGTTAGGTTGAATCGGTTCATATCTTTGACTGCTAGCCCTTGATTGCGTATAATGTGGTAATGGCATAACTTATCTTATTTTTTTATTTATTCTCTTTTCTTTTTTTATTGGAAGTTTCCTGTGCTAATTGCTCCAGTTCTTAAGATTGTAGTTCTTTGTACAAGAATCTCCATACCTCTTACTGGTTCAATATAGGTATCAAGAATACCAATATTCTGATCAATAACCTCAGGTGTATTATTGGTTTCATCCATAATATTTCTAAAGTCATATACTCCATCGTCGTTTTGTACAGTTGATAAGAAGTTATCAGCAAGTGTCTTAATTTCCAGCCTTGTCTGGGCAGTATTAAACTCAAACAAGTAGTTTTTAAGGATTGCCTCAATTCCATCTTGGATGTAAATAACAACCTCTCTAACATTAATTGAACTTAATGCAGATTTTGGAGTTTGCTGAGCAGTTTTATTTGCAAAGATAGTTGGACCAGTTCCACTTTGGAATATAATCGGATTTAATCCAAAAGGTTCTAAGTATTCTCTATCTTCTTTATCCAAATTAAGTTCTAATCCTACAACCCCAGTTCCTCCAACAACACCTCGGCGAACTCCTGCAACTAATGACCATGGTAAAGCATTTTCATATTTTGCAATAAAGTTATTAGAAACATAAGCGGCAGGTGGAACATTAATATTCTTACCAAGATCTCTTACAGTAATGAAAGGATAATAGAATGCTCCCCAGCTACCACCTTG